CCGTGCCGCGTTTCTTTCCGTCAATGTAGATATTGGCCTGAAAACAATGCGTCTCTTGGGATGCGAAGTCAGAATACTTCAAAGCTTTTAATTCGATTTTCATTGGGTCATTTCCTTGAATTGTTTTACTGTAAGGTTGCGGGCGCGGTGGTTTTCGCCTATGCGTGTGAAGCAAGCGTAAACCGATTCGCCGTGTTCGTTACTGCGTAGCGGCTCGCCCACTAAAAAGGCGTTTTGCGTCATGGCTCGCGGCGGTAGCACTTCGAGCATTTCCCAATACATTTTTTCCGTGGTGGGAATCCATGCGGAGGGGTCGGCCTCCATTGCATCCCAAAGGTTTTGCCATTCAAGTTTCTGCATTTTCTTTTCTCCTTTAAAGTGTGGCGCGGCTCGCCAGTTGGTCGCTGATAATTCCTGAGCGGTGCAAGTGGTCTACAAAATCCACAAAAGCGCATCGGGTATCGGTGCAATAATCGCGGCGGCTTTTATCCTCGCGTGTCCAGTCGCGGGCGGGATATTTTTTGCGGTTGGCGGTTGGGTGCGCCTCCCAAAATGCGGCGCGGATTTGTTTTTGATTGGTCATTCGTCTTCTCCTTCGGTTTCTTCTTCGTCTTCGATAAATTCGTTGGTGTGCATCATGTCGCGCACTTCGTCTTCGCTCATGTATTTGACGCAAGCCATAATTACGTTATCGCGGTCTAGGATTCCCTCCTCAACCATTTCTAAAAGTTTGTTTGTATATTCGCGGCTCATGGTTTTATTCCTTTGTTGCTTTTTCAATTGCGGCTCTAATTTCTTTCACGGCGCGAGCTAATACGCCGTTTTTGTATACGCCGCTTTTGGCGTGGTCTTCGGCGTGGTCTTCCACGAATGGCAACGCGGTGCATAGTGCCTCCAACAGGTCGGGAGCGGCGGCGATAAGTCGGGCATTGTCTGCGGTGTTCATTGGTTGGCCTTTCAGAGCGCGAGCGGCTCAGTTTGTTGCATGATGGAATAACCCAAAGCTTCGATTTTCTTAAGGGTTGCAAGAGTTAGCGTTTTAGTTCCCGCGATACTGGCGAAAACTTTCGCGGTAATGCACACGGGGTAAACAGTTTTGATGCCGTAAACTTCGCGGATAGTTACTGTGATTTGCATGGTTTAACCTTTCGAGAGTTGTTTAATGACGGCTTCGCGGAGGGCGTAGGTGTCTGACATTTCATCCAGTCCCAAGATATGGGCGGCGGCATGGGCGGCGTTGTTTGGGGACAAGCCGTTTTGCGTTGCCAAGTGGCGGGCAACATTCACCCAAGCGGTGACTGTGTGAAGGGATTTGGGTAAGGTTTTCATAATTTACTTTTCGGCTGAGTAAGTTAAAAATTCATAATGTTTTTGCGAAATTGCGCCGCGTTTTAGTTTTTTGTTCAATGCGTTCATGCGTCTTTCTTCGATTGCCTCTTGTCGTTTTTCCTCGATATGCGAGTCGATCAATTTATAAATGTTGTCCAATTCTGCGGCGGATAAGCCAAGTTCATAGCCAACGCGGTTGCTACTTTCGCTATGCTCCAAAGCGGCGCGGGCAATTTTGAGGGCGGTCAATAGATCGGTGCGGTTCATGGTTTAGCCTTTTAAATGTAATTAACTGTCAGGGTCGCGCAGTCAGCCAGTAACCCGCAGACTTCGCATTGGTCAAAATCTGTCTCATTGGGTGCAACATCAAAGACTTTGTGCATCTTTGCTTTGAGGTGATAGTGATTCGGGAGGCTTTGCTCCCACTCCCAAAGCATCGCGCCCTCGTCTTCGGTCAAGCCTGATTCGTCGTCATTGATAAGCGCAGAGACAAAGTGTTGGGCAATTTTGTAGGTGTAGCTTTTCATGGCTTTATCCTTAGATGTTGTCTTCGTATGCGTCAATCATTTCCGCCACTTCATCGGCGGGCAAGCGGAGAGCGGCAGTCACAATGCGTTTAGCGGCTTGGAAGGTGTAGCCCAATGATTCAACATGGGCGAGAATTTCCCAATTACTGTCGCCGTTGCGGTGCATGGTGCGGATAGTTTCTTGCATGGTGGTTTCCTTTGGTAAGCCCCCGAAGGGGCGGTTAGATTTAGGCGTAATGACTGGCGCGATATTCCATATCCCAAGCTTCGAGAAAAGCGGTCATGGTGTGATCGAGTACTGTCTCGTCTTGCTCAAAGCCGAAAGCGGCAACCATCGCCCAACCTTGCTTTTCGCCGTTGGTGTCGCGGATAGTCAATTCGGCAACTTCTACTGATTCAACGCAATCGTTGATTTGTTTAAAGCTTGTACTGCGTTTCACTTCAAAGCATTCGCCATCCCAAACCGAAACAGTCATGCCATTGGATAAGGCGTATTTGATAAGGTGTTTGTATGCTTTCATGGGGTGATCTCCTAAAGGTCTTACTGGTTGAACATGGGAAGCGAGATTATCACACTTTTAAGCGATATTCTACAATTTATTGCAATATTTATTATCGGAAACCCTAATAAAGATACTGATCGTTTAACCAGTACTGTATGAAAAACCAGGTTTTTGGTGGTTTAAAATTTTGAAGGTCGCGGGGCTTTAAAGGCGAAGCCTTGCAGTTTTTCCTCTTGTTACCCTACAATGAAAGCATGAAGCTCACTAGATCACAGATAAAGGAAGGACTAAACCAAATACCAATGGAGACAATCCTTGGTGTTTCCAGTAAGTCATTAACACCCAAACAAAAACAATTTTGCAAAGGTATCGCTATGGGACAGACTGGCGCAGAAGCGTATAGAGGCGCATACAAAACCAAAGCAAAGCCGAAGACAATCGCAAACGATGCACACAAGCTCCGCAAACGTCCCGATATAGACGCGACTATTCAGGCTTACGAGGCGGCTATTCAAGCGCAAACATATCAAACCCCTGCAGGCTTGAGGGCACTTGTCATTCATACATTGGTCAATGTCATTACTAACAACGAAACAAAAGACGCCGTAAAGGTGCAAGCGGCAAAGACTTTGGGGACTGTGACGGAAGTCGCCGCCTTTACTGAACGCAAAGAAACCCGCGTGATTACCTCTAGCGAAGACACTAAGGCAAAGCTACTGGCGAAGCTTCGCGACATGATGAAGGCCAACGCCGTTGACGCAGACGTTATAGAAACCGATTCTTTGATGGCGGAGCTTTCCCTTGAAAAATCGGCGGATGGCGAGACCCACCCACCTGGCACCCCCTCGGATGTTGAGCAGGAGTCCCATTCCCTATTACATAGTACTCCACCCAAAGTGTCGCCAAATTTGTCGGATTCAGAATTTGCCAGTGCCTCAGATAAAAATCTTGTGGACGCCGACCCCACCCCCTCTATACAGGAAGACCCCCCGTCAGGAGTTGAAAAATGAAATGGGGGGGGATATATATAAATCGGAAAATGATTGCCCCCAGAAAGTTACCAACGTTTGAAGAGTGCTGGAGTAAGGATATGACCAAGGTACAAAGGGAAGTATTTTTGATTGTGGATGAGTGGTGGAAGGAGTTTGGGTATAGCCCGTCCTTAAGAGATATTGCTTATCAGCGGGGTAAGAGTTCGCTGCCTAATACGATGAAAATAGTAAATCGGTTATGTGAGATTGGTGTTTTGAAGAAACAAGCTGGCAGGGGAAGGACTATAAGACCGGTATACATTAACTTTAGAACGTTAGAATAAAAGTGTTCAATTCTTCTCAAAAGGTCACAACGTTGTGACACCCATAGGTATAAACCCTGATGAATGAAATAGATAGATTGCTGGAGAACCTACCTGTTGCAGAGCAGGAAGCTTTGCTTGCGGAGGTGGATGAATATAGACGGGCTTTGGAGAGGGAGAAGGCTCAGGAGTCCTTTATGGCTTATATCAAGATGATGTGGCCCGGCTTCGTGGGAGGGAGACACCATGCGATCATGGCTAAGAAGTTTGAAGCTATTGCCAGCGGGAAACTTAAGAGACTAATCATCAATATGCCTCCCCGACATACGAAGTCTGAGTTTGCTTCTTATCTACTTCCGTCTTGGTTCTTGGGAAAGTACCCTAATAAGAAGATCATCCAGTGTTCGAACACGGCTGATCTGGCCGTTGGCTTTGGTAGGAAGGTAAGGAATCTTGTAGACAGTGAGCAGTACGCGACTGTCTTTCCAGATGTTTCTCTACGACAAGACTCCAAAGCCGCTGGCCGGTGGGCTACTAATCAGAATGGGGAATACTTCGCTATCGGCGTGGGCGGTACGGTTACGGGTAAAGGTGCTGACCTACTGATTATTGACGACCCCCACTCAGAACAAGAGGCTGCTTTGGCTTCTGGGGATCCGACGGTTTTTGACAGAGTTTATGAGTGGTACACATCTGGTCCTCGCCAACGTTTGCAACCAGGTGGGGCTATTGTGATTGTGATGACCCGCTGGGCGGAGAAGGATTTGACTGGCCGCGTGATGAAAGATGCGGCGATGAGAGACTCTTCTGACGAGTGGGAAGTGATCGAGTTCCCAGCGATTCTCCCGAGTGGAAATCCACTATGGCCTGAGTTCTGGTCTTTTAAGGAGTTGTCTGCTTTAAGGGAAGAGCTTCCCCCTGTTAAGTGGAATGCCCAGTACCAGCAAGCACCGACCGGAGAAGAGGGTGCTCTTGTAAAAAGAGAGTGGTGGAAGATGTGGGAAGGAGAAGACCCTCCAAGATGTGAATATATTATTCAAAGCTGGGATACCGCATTTACTAAGAATACGAGGTCTGACTATTCGGCCTGTACGACTTGGGGTGTTTTTCACTTGAATGAAAACCCAGAGGATATCCATATTATTTTGCTCGATGCTTTCCAGAAGCGGATGGAGTTTCCTGAATTAAAAGAGAAAGCTCTTAGTCACTATAGAGAGTGGGAGCCTGATACTTGTATCATTGAGGCGAAGGCTGCTGGCGCTCCGTTAATTTTTGAATTAAGAGCTATGGGGATTTACGTTCAGGACTACACGCCGGTGAGGGGAAATGACAAGTTTGTTCGCTTGAATTCCGTGACTGATTTATTCAGTAGTGGTAAAGTGTGGGCGCCTGAGACTCGGTGGGCGAGTGAAGTGATTGAGCAGATGGCGTCGTTTCCTAATGGGGATCACGATGACTTGGTGGACTCTAGCACGCAGGCACTGATAAGATTTAGGCAGGGTGGTTTCTTGCGTCTGGAATCTGATGAACGTGAAGAGCTACAAAGCTTTCGCCGTAAAAGCAATTACTATTAAGGTCAAACATGATTGAACAATCTTTGAGCCAAGCTCCATTGGGTTTAGAAGCATTAATGGGTGATTCAGAACCCATGATTGAAATTGAAATTGAAAACCCTGAAGGGTTGAAAATTGGCATGGACGGGATGGTCATTGAGTTGGAAGAAGAAAGAGAAGAAGGCTCTTTCGATGAAAACTTGGCCGAAGTTATTGATGATGGAACCTTGGCAAAAATTGCCAACGACATTATTGAGATGGTTGACTCTGATATCAACTCCCGCAAAGAGTGGGTGGATATGTATGTCAAGGGATTAGATGTTCTGGGGATGAAGTATGAAGAAAGAACTGAACCTTGGCTTGGAGCTTGTGGTGTTTTTTCCACTATCCTTACAGAGGCCGCTGTTCGGTTCCAGAGTGAGACTATTCTTGAAACGTTCCCTGCTCAAGGACCGGTCAAAACGGAAATTATTGGCGCGATTGACAAGCTAAAAGAAGATGCTGCCGAGCGGGTAAGGGAAGATATGAACTTCCAGCTCACCGAGGCGATGCCTGAGTACAGACCAGAGCATGAAAGAATGCTTTATTCGCTAGGTTTAGCTGGCGCGGCGTTTAAAAAGGTCTACTACGACCCTTCATATCAGCGTCAAGTAGCGATTTTTATCCCTGCCGAAGACTTAATCATCCCTTACGGCGCGTCTAGTTTGATTAATGCAGAGCGTGTGACTCACATCATGCGCAAAACTAAGAATGATATTAAGAAATTACAGGTTTCTGGCTTCTATTGCGACGTAGAGCTGGGTGACCCGATCACTATTCACACCGATGTGGAGAAAAAGAAGGCCGAAGACCAAGGTTACAGCCTGACCGATGACGACAGGTACCAGATTCTGGAGGTTCATATTGATTATGACCTGCCGGAATACGAAGATGAAGACGGTATTGCTCTGCCTTACATCATTACGATTGATCGCGGCACAACTAAAGTGCTGGCCATTCGTAGAAACTGGGAAGAGGAAGATAAACGCCGCTTAAAGAGACAACATTTCGTGCAATACACGTATGTTCCAGGCTTTGGCGCGTATGGATTGGGTTTAATTCACTTAATTGGTGGCTATGCCCGCGCTGGTACGTCGATTCTGCGTCAATTAGTGGACGCTGGTACGCTATCTAACTTACCTGGCGGCTTGAAATCACGCGGTTTACGCATTAAAGGTGACGACACACCCATTAATCCAGGCGAATTTAGGGATGTAGATGTGCCTTCTGGCACTGTACGAGACAACATTATGACGTTGCCGTACAAGGAGCCAAGCCAAGTTTTGGCTGCTTTGCTAGAGAAAATCACGCAAGAAGGCCGTCGTTTGGGTTCTATTGCGGATATGAACGTATCTGATATGTCGGCTAATGCCCCTGTTGGTACGACACTGGCTCTATTAGAGCGTCAGTTAAAGAATATGTCTGCGGTTCAAGCCCGCGTTCACTATTCAATGAAGCAAGAATTCAAACTGCTTCGTGCAATTATTCGCGACAACACTCCAGGCGAGTATGAGTTTGACCCGTCTAGTGGCGACCGCATGGCCAAGCAAGAAGATTACGACATGGTGGATGTTATTCCAGTGTCTGATCCCAATAGCTCTACGATGGCTCAGCGGATTATGCAGTACCAAGCTGTGATGCAGCTGGCTCAGCAGGCTCCCCAGATTTACAACTTGCCTGTATTGCACAGACAGATGATTGAAGTACTGGGTATTAAGAATGCTGACAAGCTAGTACCAGTTGAAGACGACATGAAGCCGCGTGACCCAGTAAGCGAGAACATGGCTTTCTTAAATGGCGAGCCGACCAAAGCATTTATCTACCAAGATCACGATGCACACATTGCTGTTCACGTTTCAATGATGCAAGACCCGCTGTTGATGGCGCAGATTGGTCAGAACCCATTGGCTCAGAAAATGATGGCCGAGATTCAGGCCCACATTTCAGAACACTTGGCATTTTCTTACCGCAAAAAAATTGAAGAGCAGTTGGGTGTTCCTATGCCAGCTCCAGATTCAGAATTGCCAGAAGACTCAGAAGTCATGTTGTCTAGGTTGGTGGCTCAAGCGGCTACACAATTGTTGGCGCAGAGTAAAGGCCAGGCTCAACAACAGCAAGCCCAGCAAGCGGCTCAAGATCCATTGGTTCAAATGCAACAAGCTGAACTCCAGATCAAGAAGCAAGAAGCTGACATCAAGGCATTTAAAGCCAAGAGCGACGCGCAGTTTAAAGCTGAGGAGTTGTCACTCAAGGCACGCGAGAGCGCAGCCAAAACTGGAGAAGATCCGCAGATGGCGGCTATGCGCTTACAGCAAGAAATTTCCCAAGCGCAAGAGATGCACGCTTTGGAGATGGCCGCTAAGCAGATGGAGTTACAGCAGGCTCAAGCCCAGCAACAGCAAATGCAAGCTCAACAACAACAAATGCACGCACAGAAGATGGCTCATGGCGGGCAGGTTCATGCCCAAAAGTTATCTCACGCTCAAGAAGCAGCGATGCGTTCTTTAAATCAAACAAACAAACCTATGAAGGATGAATGATGGCCAATCTGCTTGAAGTCTTAGATGGCAAGCTTGACGAACAAATCAAGCAGTTGGTTGATGTGATTAGTGCTGGTGGAGCTAACTCCCATGAGCACTATAAAGAACTGTGCGGGACTATCCGGGGTCTGCAAACCGCGCAGTATGAACTTGCTGACCTCGTGCGTAAGACTAAGGAATATGAAGATGACTGAATTTAATGTTAGTGCGGTTGATCTCAGCGGTGTGCTCAATACCAACGCTGAAGAAAAAGCCAAACAAGTGCCTGATCCAGCGACGTACCACTTGTTGTGTATGTTGCCCAAGGCAGAGGAAGAGTTGGGTGAATCTGGCTTGTTATACAAAACAGCCACCATGATGCATCACGAGGAGCTTCTCTCCCCCGTGTTGTTTGTTGCAAAGATTGGCCCTGACGCGTTTAAAGATCCGGCTCGTTTCCCATCTGGCCCAAGTTGTAAAGTGGGTGACTTTGTGTTGGTTAGACCCAACACTGGTACTCGAATGAAAATTCACGGTACAGAGTGGAGACTCATTAATGATGATTCCGTTCAGGCTGTTGTGCAAGACCCTCGTGGTATCCAACGCCCTAACCTCTAAGGAGTAAATCATGGCAACAGAAGAATTTAAATTTCCTGATGAAGCTGAAGGCAAAAATGCCAAGGCTGAAGAAAAAGTTGACTTTGAAATTGAAGGTGAAGGTACGCCCGAAATTGAAGTCGTAGACGACACTCCCGCTGAAGACCGTGGCCGTAAACCTATGGCTGAGCCTCCCAGAGAGTTTGCTGAAGATGAGCTGACAAAGTACGACGAGAGCGTACAAAAGCGCATTAAACACTTTACCAAAGGCTATCACGAAGAGCGCCGAGCCAAAGAAGCTGCTCAACGGGAAAAAGACGAGGCATTGCGTTTTGCTCAAAGTTTGGCCGAAGAGAACAAAAAACTCAAAGGTTCTGTAAATCAAAACCAAACTGCTTTACTTGAGCAAGCTAAAAAAGTAGTGGCTAATGAAATAGAATCCGCCAAACGCCAGTACAAAATAGCTTATGAATCTGGTGATTCGGATGCTTTGGTTGATGCTCAAGAAGCTTTAACTTCGGCAAAGATGAAGGCAGATAAGGTAAATAATTTTAGACCCACCCCTTTACAGGAAGAAGAAATCCCTGTACAAATAGCACCGCAGCCTTCCAGACCTGCACCGCTTGATGAAAAACTACTTGCTTGGACTGAAAAGAACCAGTGGTTTGGACCCAACAAGCGAATGACTTCATACGCCCTAGGGTTGCATGAAGATTTGGTAGGCGAAGGAATACCAGCTGGCAGTGAAGAATACTATCGACGTATTGACGCTGACATCAGGGAAAGATTCTCGGAGCAGTTTGGAGCCGAAGAGTCCGTTGATGCGAAACCTCAACGCACTAAATCCAACATAGTTGCACCTGCAACCCGTAGCACAGCGCCTAAAAAGATCGTGCTGACGCAGACACAGGTGAATCTCGCCAAGCGGTTGGGAGTTCCATTGGAACTGTACGCCCGTAAGGTTGCTGAAGAAATGAGGAAATGAAAATGGAAAAATCTAACCGTATGACCCGTGAACTTGATACCCGCGAGAAGATGGAGCGCCCTAAACAATGGATGCCACCACAACTTCTGCCAGACCCCAATCCGGAGGATGGCTATGCGTTTCGCTGGATCAGGATTTCGTCACAAGGTAAAGACGATGCCACAAACATTTCCGGTAAGTTACGCGAAGGCTGGGAACCTGTTAAGGCTTCTGACCATCCCGAAATTCGTCTGTTTGGTTCTTCCAACGGGAAGTTTCCTGACAGTATTGAAGTCGGCGGTTTGTTGCTTTGCAAAACACCTGTGGAATTTACTGAACAGCGGAATGATTACTACCGAAAACAATCGGAAGCTCAGATGCAGTCAGTAGACAACACTTACATGCGCGAGAATGATCCGAGGATGCCTATGTTCAAAGAACGTAAGTCCACGGTCACTTTCGGAAAAGGTACTTAAATTTTTTTGGAGTCTTAAATGGCATATCCTACCGTTTCAAAGACGTATGGTTTGAAGCCAGTCAATCGACTGGATGGCTTGCCCTACGCCGGAGCGATCCGTCAAATCCCTATTGCAGCTGGCTACGCTACTGCAATCTTGAATGGTGATACCGTCCAAGTGGATACCAATGGTTATTTGATTGCAAACACCACTTCTAATTCTGGCGACAGCATTGGCGTGTTGGTTGGTTGCAGCTATACAAATTCCAGCGGTCAATTCACCAATGGTCAGTACTACCCTGCTTCCCAGTCTACATCTACACAATTGGCCTTTGGCTTTGTTGTGGATGATCCCAATGCGGTCTTCCGTGTTGCAGCGACTAGCGGTCAGACCACTGTGCCTACAGCTTTCAGCCGTGCATTGGTTGGTTCTAACGTTGCGTTGTCTATCAACACTGGTAGCACCAACACTGGTGACTCGTACTATGGTATTGACGGTGCATCCGCTGGTACTACAGCTACGCTTCCTATTCGTGTCGTTGATGTTGTACCTGATACAGCCACTGGCGCAGCTAACGTTGCCGCTACGACTTACTTTGAATTCTTGGTCAAGTTCAACTTGCACCAGTACACTGACACCACTGGTGTTTAAGGAGTAACAAATGGCTATTTCACGCGCACAACTGCTCAAAGAATTGCTCCCAGGCTTGAACGCATTGTTCGGTCTTGAGTACGCTAAATACGGCGAAGAGCACAAAGAAATCTACGAAACAGAATCTTCTGAGC